GTCGAACACCTTCTAGGTTATCGACAATACCAGTTTCTAGTTTTTGTCCTGCCAATTCTATTAAAGTATTACATAACTCTTTATCTAGAGTTGTCTTCATAATAAAATCAGTTTTGAGAACAGGAACATATTGTACTGCCTCAAACGAATCTTCACCATTCATTAAAATTCAAACTCCAATTGTTTAGCTGGAACCAATTTTTCCAACCTAAAAATTTTGTCACGTTGTTCAGTTACAGATTCATTTAGAATCTTTATTCTCTTATAAGCCGCTTGTAGTTGTCCCTGCAACTCTTCTGCCTGAGATTTTAAAATCTTGATCTCATTAGCATCATTATAAATCTTATTGAGTTCCATCTTTTGCCTCTCACTCAATACCGAATGTAAAGATTCTTTCATATCTTCCTCTCTAAGTCTCCGACTCATGTAGTCCCAATGAGGTTCCCTCGTCATCATTCATCTCCATGAAAAACTTTGGTGGTACTCTATTAGTCCATTTTGCAAAACCTGACTTCTCTACTATATAGTATGTTTGATATGCCTTCACTGTATCATCACCTTTGCAGTATGCAGGCATACATTGTGGTGGAGCAGTGAGAGGAGCATCAACATCAATGTTAGTAGGTGGTTTAAATAGGGCATCACGCAATCTGGATGTCGCATGTATTTTGCCATAACGATGAGTATACTCGTTCATTAGAGCATCATAGTGCTTCCACAACCACCAATAATTTTTCTTTGATGTTCGCACCCAAATGGTACTAGGATGGTTCTTGTGAGCCAACTTGTATAGACCCATCTTCTCAGCATACTCATCACCATCAAGCACACGGTGCGCTGTAGAGAGCATCTGTGCGCTCTCTAGTATCATCTTCACCACATGCTTATCACACATCATCTGTGCAGCAATCTTAGGGTTTTTATCTAGATAGAAAATATTCATCGGTTATCACCTTCACCTTCAATTTTATTACGCT